GGTCGGGGGCAGCGGAAGAAGCGGTTTCATCGTTCACCATCGGGGCCAAGCCGGAAACGAATCACACCCAGACGCCAAGAATTATTGACATCATTACTCTCAATGCGATAGTATGTATGGCGGCCCCTCATCCGGAAATCTATCTTTTGGGTGGCGGCGGAAACCAGGTAGGGTCCCTTCGTCACTTCCATGGATTCGGGGGTGTTGGGATACTTGAGGGCATGCAGCGTCATGGTGACGTTGCCCGTCATGACTCCGCCATCGCGCCCCGAAAAATCGGGGATGATACGATCCACAAACATCAACTCCTGGCCCGCATCCAGATCGAAAAGATTGGATTCGATGTAGGCGTTGATGGCTGCCCCATCGGCGGTGTTGCCGAATTCGTGGTAGTAGAGTTTGGTTGCGGACGCTTCGTAAGCGACCCCGATCGGAAAACTGTTGATGCCCTGGTCGAGCCACGCGGTGCGGACCAGGCGGCCAATACTCCACACGTCCTGCATGTAGTCGTAAATGACGTAGGAATCGATCTCGCCCGTGGTCGTGGGGTAGAACCAGATCACCTCGTTGTAGGAGGTGTTGCTGGCGCAATAGATCTTGTCGAGTTGGCTGCGGTCGAGGCTGTCGAAGACGTAGCGAAGTACGTCGCACTTCATGGGGCGGGCGGCAGCACCATCATACACCATGAAGCGTTCATCGGCCATCCAGAAAGTGCGCCCGCCCACCTCAACCATGGCGTTTTGGCCAAGGGTACCACAGTTGGTACCGATAAGCTGGAAGCCGAAGGTGTAGGGGGGACCCACCTGCTGCATGCTGTAGAGGTTTTCGTCGGTCCAGATGAGGATCTGGCCACGGGTCCGCCGCGCCGCAATGATGCGGGAGGCACCCGACAGGACCTTGTCGCCAGCGGTGTTGGTGGCCGATGCGTTCCAGTCGGTGATGTCTTCCTGGTTGCACCAGCGGATGTAGAGGGGGTTGACCACGGAGGTGAGGGCGTCGGGGCACCCAAAGGAGATCAGGTGGCGGTCTTCGGGCGACACCAGGATCTGGGCATTTTGGCTGGGGGTCGCGGAGACAAGGTAGGCTCGACTCGTCAAGCCCATGCTGCTATCCCAGTAGTAGATCTGGCCGTTGCGGGGTGAGGCCGCCAGGTCTTCTCCCCAGTTGTCCAGACTCCAGAAGCGGAGTGGGGCCAACGCGGTGAATTCCTCGTTCCAGGCTTGGGGTCCACTCCACACGCCAGCACCCCAGCCGGTGTCAAGCTGGTTGGACGCGGGGCCAGGGGCCAGGAGGAAGTAGCCTTGGAGAAGGCCCCCGGCTGCGGCAGAGGTGGCGGCGGCTGTGGTGCCGGTGTTGATGGTAAAGGTGTTGCCATCGATCACCGTGATGGGGTAGCCCCCAAAGGGCGCGGACACCGGATAGATGTTGCCACCTACGGTTGTGGCGACGGTGGTGGCGTAGAAGTAATTGCCGGTGGCCTGGCCGTGGGCCGACACCGCGATGGTGATGGTGGTGGATCCAGCGGAAGTGCTGATTGCGTTGGTGGCAGAGATGGATGCGGCGACGGGGGTGATGTCGTGGTAGATGCCACCGTACCAGATTGCCAGATGGGAGTTGGTGCCTACGGCCAGATAGACGTAGCCGGATTGGGTGGTCCACGTGAAGATGCTGCGGCCCACGCCGGGGATTGACTTGGGGTCGCTGATGCCATTGACGTTTTGCCAGCCGCCAATTTTTTCAGGCTGGCCATAGCGGAAGCGGACTTTGTCGGCGTCATACCAGCCACCCTCACCCGCGTAACGAGTGAGTTCCCGGACGATGCCGGGCTTCTGGGTTACTGGGATGAGTTTAGGAGTCGCCATTTTTACCTAGCAGGTTTTGGATGGTCTTCGACTCGTAGATCCGGATGCCCGTCCAGATTATGGTGAAGGCGGCTGCGATGGCTGGGAGGACCCCCGCGAGGGTACCCACCACCGTCACAACGGAGATTGCGTCGATGCCTTGCTTGACGGCTTCATCTTTCATGGCGTGTTTCCTACTTAGGGGCCAGCGTTTCGCCACGAACCACCACTGTAAAAATACAGGCGGTGATTTGCTCTATCGATGACAATCGGAAGAGAATACCCTGCAGTACCAGGGGTTCCCGTAGGAACACCGCTACAAGACGGAATGTATAAAAATCCATCTGTAGCTCCTGTAGTAAGCCCAAATCCCCCAGCATTAATTATTACAGATCTATTAGAATATACGTTTAGTGTGTATTCACTGGTGATAGTTGTATGCGCTCTAAAACCAATATCTTGTCCGGAAGTTTCAAACGTATATCCTCGAAAGTTTGTAAAATGCATTCCGGTAAAGTCAACATCAATGTTTCCGTAGGGACCCGAGACAAGAGAATTAAAATATATTCCTACCCCGCCCGCAGTGGTTTGAGAGCGTATAAACAGTGCGGATGTTGCATACAAACCATTTTCAGCAGAAACGCGACCAACTAATCTGGACGTTCCGGAAACGGTGAAAGATCCAGAAACCGAAACAGTGTTGCCAAACTTTGCGCCGCCGCTTACGTTGAGAGAGGAGAACGTGGTGCTGACGGCATAGAGGTTGTCGATGGACACGGTACTGTTGAATGTTGCGGTACCCGCGACAATTAGGGTGGACGCTAGGGATGCCGGGCCTTTGATGTCTACGGCTGAGGAAAGGGTGGCCGCCCCGGAAACCAGGAAAGTTTGGGTTACGTTGAGGGCACCGGCAGCACTGACGTTGTTGAGTCGGGACTCTCCGGTAACTTGAAGTCTTCCACCGATATCGACAATCGAAGTGACGAGAAGATTGTTCTTGACCCAGAGGTCTCCGGAAACGCTGACTGCGCCCCCAAAGGTGCCTGTGCCCGCGACGAAGAGGGTGGAGGCGAGAGAGGTGGGGCCTTTGATGTCTACGAGGGAGGCGAAGGTGGCTGGCCCCGAAACCGTGACGGCGGATGCGAAGCTGGCCGCGCCGGAGACCTGGAAGGATCCCGCCACGGAAGTTGCCGCGTTGATGGTGACGGCGGAAGTGAAGGTGTTGGCCCCGGTGAAGGTTTGGGAAGCGTTGAGGCGGGCGTAGTTGGTGAGGGAGGTGGGCAGGGTGCTGTAGACGGAGACGCCATCGGAGATCAGGAAGACCCACTCGTTGGTGGGTAGGGTGACCCCGGTCCCTGCAGAAGTGCGGACGGTGAGTGTGGATCCCGTCGCAGAGTTGCGGACCCAGTAGCCCTTCTCGACTTCGGGGACGATGACGGAGATGGCGGAGGCGACGGTACCCGCAAATTCGATGAAGGCGTTGCGGCCTTCGGAAGCGGATGCGTCTGCGATGGGAAGGGTGTAGGTGGCGGAGGCGGAGGCCAGGGTGATCTTGGAGTAGCCAGCGATGGCTTGCTCGATCAGGTTGAGGTTGTTGTTGGTCTTGGTGCCCCAGGTGTTGGCGTTTTCGCCGGATGCCTGAAGTTCCAGTCGAAGCGAGGACGAATACGTGGAGGGCATCAGACACCGCCTTGCAGGGTATTGTCGCCGCCAGCGGGCGAGTTATTGTTGAGGTTGTCGTCTTGACGGGTGCGCCGCGCCTCGTTACGGAGGCTGGCCACGGCGGCCTGGTACTTGTTTTGCCAGAGAGCCGCCGCGTCATAATTCTTCATGAACATACAGGCTTCGTGCATGCAGCCGTAGAAGAGAGCTTCGGGCGCATAGTCAGTAAGCCAGTTGGTGGAGGTGCCCACGGGTCCGATGGAGGTGGGGACCTGCACGTAGGAGATTTCGACAAGGGCTGCGGAAGTGGGCGCGGGGGCCACCAGCAACTGGGAGAAACCCCAGCGGGCGTAGTATTTGGGGGATCCCACGGAGGTGCGGTTGGGCCAGTATTCCCGGAGGAACTCGTCGGTCCTCAAGATCAGTTGGCTGTAGGAGCCATCGGAAATGTGGGTTACCGCTTTGAGGATGAGGGCATCCTGGGGGAGGTTGATGTATGGGTCGCCAGCGGAGGCGGAGACGGTGGTGTAGGTGACCATGCCGTAGGTGTCGATGTCGCGCGCCAGGCGCATGCGAGTCTGATCGACAAACGTGGGGATCCGCGCGGCAAACTCCGCGTCGGCATTCTCCGTGGCGTCGATGATCGAGTTATAGAGATCCGTGTAGGTGGTAGCCATCGTTACCTCCAAGTCCCCACTTTAACATAGGGCGTGGCAACTTTCCATACCCCACCTACGTTGATGTAGACTGTGGCTTGTCTCCAAGTGCCCCCAATTTTTATCCAAGCTTGAGTTCCTGCAGGAGGCGCCCCACCCCCAAGCAACCCGCCAAATAAAAAAGTCAAGCCTTGGATTTGAGCCATTAATTTTTAAGTTTGACTAAAATTGCCTCTGTGTCGAAAATTTCATTTTCAATTCTTAACACTTCAAGCACGTCGCAAGAGCGAAAAAAAATATCTCGATTGGTTTGCAATGTTTCAATTCGCCGCTCTAGCAAAGAAATCAAATTATCCTTAATCATCGAATTATAATCCTTCTTGCCACGGACCCCGCATCGGAGCCACTGCTGCCCTGGATGTTAATCGTGTACACGTACAGAAGCCTTTGTCGCGTCGTTGTATGCTCTATAAGCCAGAACTTACGGTCGTTGCCGCCGTTGAATCCGGTTTGACCTGCGGGAGGGTTGCCAAAACCCGGAAAGTTCTCATTCAGAACAACGTCCAAAGACATCTGAAAGTACGGTGAGGACGCCGTCAACGCGAGATATATCCTGTTCTCGAAACCTATGGCGCTGATTCCATTAATGTTTCCGGAGTCGTTGGCGAAGTTGCCCAACGGAAAGTTGACGCTTTCCCACGCATTGGAGGCGATGTCGTACCTGTCGAGTGCGGTCGCGCCGCTGTTCGTTCGGCCGTCGTAAATATACCGACCGTTCTTGAACTGCGTTTCATCGTTCCACTCCGCAGCGACAACGTCGGACATCCAAACCTGCCAGTCCGAAAACCTCACATATCCCCCGCGCGCAACTGATGGGGACAAAAGCGTCCAAGTGTTCGATGAGATCGAATATCTCCATAACGACACGTCCCCAGAGTTTCCGCCGAGTCCGTACAAATAGTCCTCGTTGGGCTCTACGCTGTACTGGGTCGTCGAATCTGGCTGTACTGCCCACGCGGAGCCTACCGTAATTTGCGTGGCTGTGTTGCTGGAGATCGACCGGATCTGCCCCGCTCCCGTTCCGGCGGTCAACCGAATCTGGTAGTTGGCCCACTGGTTGGTCCCCCACGCCTTGGCGGAGTTCGAAAGAGTGCTGGCGCCGCCAGATGTAGCCGTCCCAGAAGAGTACACCTTGGGGGTATTACGAAGATACGATGGGGTAGCGATTATCTTTGCTTTGTTGTTATCTGTCCCCCAAGCAGACGTAACTCCGGAGGTTGTTAGACTCAACCACGAATTGGTGGCCCAGTCGTAGCAATAAAGGGCAAGGCTTGGGTTGGTGTTGACGAAGTAGAACCTCGGGGTCATCAACTTGAACCGCGTCGTCGCGTCAAACGCGCTGGCCTGGGTGTCTACCGTCAAAACGCTGTTGGCCCCGGTCGTGTTGCGGCGTATGACCAGCGCCGAACCCGCGTTTGGCCCTTCAAGTATGAATACTTTGTACCCGGCAAGGCTGCGCGGAATTGTCTGGTTCGTTGTGATCGTACTTGTGGTGCCCGCAGTGGCCGAGAGACTTGCAACACCTATTGTGGATCCTGTCGATCCGCACGAATCCGTTATCGACGAGCCCAACGATGTAGTCACCGGCAGATTAGGGATTCTGACAAGGCCGCCTTGCTCGTAGTCCATGCAAACCCAGCCGCCGGCCCGCGTCAGCAGTTGAAGCTGATTTAACTGGTTGGACACGCGAGATACAAACGTCCCGACCCCGCTACCTACGAGCCCGGTCTGACCGACGTACTCGTCGTACGGTAAATCTAAGAGCGGTCGGGGGCCGAACGTCGGCATTAGAACACCATCTGCCGCAACAAGACGGCTAGGGTGTTGGGGACGACGTAAATGAACGGAATCACGGTTGCGCCGTCTTTATACTCAACGT